CAATATCCAGCTTTGTTTACAAAGTCAATATTTACTGGTGTGTATTTTGGTTCGCATACTGGTTTAAAGTTCCAAGTACCTAAAAGTGTTGGTGATCCACTTGTGATACTTTGCCACAATTCTAACTTGTTACCGTTACCATAATAACCAGCCCAAACAGTTGGCACGTCATATATAACTGTACTACTTGCAAAAGGTGTATTAAATTGTGTAGTGCCACCAGTTACTAAATCTGTATATCTAATACTATCTACGGTTGAAGCATTTACACCAATTATACCAGCTCTATCACTTGCTACACTTGCTGGTGTGCTATTAGCAGAATATTTATAGTAGTAAGTTCCTTCTTTTAATGTAGCATATCTTGTACTACCAATAACATAGTCTGCATTAGTTGGGTTTGCACCTTCTGAATAATAACCGTATCCGTCTAAACACATATAAGAATTAGTGTCTAATAGTGTAAAGTTTCCAGCAGTAGTTTCTTTGTATCTTTTAATTTGTACTAATACATATTGGTTGTTAGCACTTGCAACAATACCACTTGTAGTTGGTAAAGTTCCAATTGCAGTTTGTCTTGTTGTAAATTCTATATAATCTCTACAATAAGGTGAAACATCATAGTACATTTTTAGGTTAGTACTTGAAGGTACTTTTTTAGATAGTGTGTATTGTGGGTTTGCTGGTGCTGAACCAGTATAGTAAAAAAATAATTCTACTTTAGAACCAACTACACTTGATTCGTCTATTTCTATAATGTAAGGTGAACGTGCAAATATTTTAGCCATAATATTGTTTAAAGTTTTCGTCTATAATTGATAGTAGTAAGTTTTCCATATCTAAACCATACTTGTCTATTAGTTCTTCAGGTAATTGACTATAAGCTTTCTCAAATGGTTTAGTAAAAAACATAGTAGGTTTAATTCCTTTTTCAAATATACTTTTAGCAATCGCAAAGTTTAAACCTTTACGACTTTGAAATTTTCCTTTAACGTCACGTGGTGCTATTCCTTTTCTTACAGTCCATTTGTCAAACGCTTTTGGTGGTGGCATTTTATTAGTGTAAGCAAAGTTGTCTAAAGACTTACCACTTTTTGTACCTTTCACACCCCTATCTTGGTAAAAGCCGTATTCGTTCATTTCGAAAAATACTCTAATACTATTTGGCATTTGTTTGACATCACCTTTTATTGACTTGCTTAATTCACCACTTGTATTTTGTTTGGTTAAATTATCTTTTGCAGCTTGAACTACTTTTTGTTCAAACTCCTTTAAAGCTTCCAATAAAAAATTAGTTTCAGACATCACAAACAGTCATTGTGTTAGGTGTGTTCATATTAAAAGACATAGTCCAACCAGCTAACTTATTTTCAAATCTATCTATAAAAGGTTCTACATTTGGTGAACCGTCTACTTGGTAATTGTCATCATATAAATTACCACGTCTTAATTTTTCGTATAGTCTATTCAGCACATTTATTTGTGTGTTTAGTATATCTTGTTCGTTGTCGTTACCTCTAAACTTGTTTGTTGTTTCGTCTTTTGATATGTCTACAATATCCATAGCCATTATAGAAATATTATACTGAATTACATTGTCTACAAAGGTTGCACTATTTACCATAATATGACACAAAGGAAATATAGTTTGTTTTGATAAGTCTACACTAAATATATCACCTTCACTTACGGTGTTAATTAATGGATCACTATTTAGTTCTGTTTGTAGCTTTGTTAAAATTTCGTAGTACATATTATTTTTTTAGTTGTCGCTGCATTTCGTTATATTCAATATTTCTTTTTTGCTTTTCAAAAGTAAGCCAGGTAAGACAGTCTTGTATAGGTAGTTTGGTGACACCTCTAAACCCTTGAAGTTTTCCGTCAGCAATTGCATATATGCTTTGATACCATCCCCACCGTTCTGCAAATTGAGTTCTCTCGCTAAAGTCTGTTTCATTTCCTTCGTCATCATCTCGCTTTTTAAAAATGTCAGCAAACTTTGAAGTAAGTCGTTTGTTAAAGTCCAAAAAAAAACCTGTGAACCTAACACTACACCAAGTGGTGCAAACTTCATTACTTCAGCATAAGTGTTTGTACCGTTGTATTCTTCTATGTCGTATTTTTCTTTTCGTCTTTCTGTAATAGGTCTGTACATTACTGCCATAGCTTTGTGCCAATTTTCTACCTTGTCAAGATTCTGTGTCAAGTCTATGTACTCACCAAATGACATATTTTCTAAGTCTGTAATAAAACCAAATTCAACACCTTGTAATTTAAACTTGTGTTGAAAGCTTGGCTTGTTCTTAAACATTTCTGAAAGGTGTATTGTAATATCTTTAACGTCTGACCACTTAACCTGGAATACATCACGTAGTCTTAAACCACAAAATATTTGTACCATTTTTTGACAAAGAAATTCTTCGTCATTTGACTTGTCGTAACTATCCATAAATTGCTGATAGCTTTTTAATGGTATTTCGTTAAGTTCTGTTGGTACTAAAATTTCAGCTTCCATATCTATATAACTATTTTTCTTGTTTTTGTATTACCTAATGTGATAAGTTCCGTAATTCTTATTACTTAGGTTTTCTTGTTCGTGGTATCTTAGAGCGTCTATTAAATGGTCTTGTCCACCTTTAGGTTTGTTTAGTTGTTTACCAGTCTTGTCTGTGTCCCAAACATAACCCCTTAATTCTTTTATTAAATTAAGACTTGTAGACGTTATTAAATATTCTTGGTTCTGCATTAATTGAATACCAAATAAAATACTATCCTTACCTTTTGTAGCACCTTTAATTTGATAGCCTAACCTACGTATTTCTTCTATACTTTTTGGTTCAGCACTATCTGCAATTACTAATTCGTGTTTAGGTAGTTTACTTGCTACTTCTTCATTTACTAATCTTGTTTGGTAACATACTTCGTTTACTATTCTTTTACCGTTCCATAAGTGAACAGAAACAATTGCCGTGGGGTCTGCTGAATACCCAAAATCGAGTCCATAACCTAAAAGCTTTGCGTCTTCAGGTACTTCGTCTATTTGCTTCCAGTTGTCAAACACTACACCTTGTAAGTTACCTATCTCACCAAGACCATAAACAGACCACCAATTTTTCCAATATGCTGAAGTCTTTGCTTTTTCTTTTGCCTTTTCTATTTCAAAGATTATGTTTTCATCAAGTGCTTCATTATCTAAATAGTTTAGCTTTAGAAATTCTGCGTTACTGTCATTAACTAATTCGTGAACCCAAAATTCATTGGAAGGGTTAAAGTCTAAATATACTTCGTCTTTTGTTCG